TGCCAGCGAAGATGCCCGACAGGGCACCCATTCTGTTGCCACCGTCAGCGGACAACACGGTAGCCGGGAGGTCGCCCGGCATCACCGATACGAGAGCGCCCGTCTGGGGGTCGCGGCGCTGCACGCCAGATGAGCCAACAAGGTCAGTCTTCGTGCTATCTCTCCACCACGAGTCGCGCTTCTCGAGGCTGCTCGGACCTGGGTTCTTCGCCTTCGCGATTTCGTAACGCCCATTGGCGATGTTCTTCTCATACACCGCTTCGTTCCCGCCGTTCCAGTTCACGCCGTCCCACGTCATCCCAGCCGAGTGGCGAGCATCCCTCTCGATGACATCCACGAACTTCGGGTCTTGCGCCCACTTAGCGAGGAGTTCCTTCCCATCGGGGGTAGCCTTGAGGCTGATGAGCGTGGGGCTGAACGAGTCGGTCGTCGGGTCGAAGCCAGCGCGCTGCCGCTCGGGCTGCGTCGCGAAGGCTGCGGCAGCCGGGTTCATCACAAGCGCGCCAGCCTTAGCTTGCGCACCTCGGTCACCGACGCGCTGAGCGCCGCGGACAGAGAAACCGTTGCCATAGTCAAAGTTCTCGCCGACGGGAACCGCTAGCTGGTTCGAGGCGAGCCTCGACATGTCGAGTTGAATGGTCCCGTTAGAGGTCTGGACAACCTTGATGCCAGCCGTCGCTTCCCACGGCGGGTCTGTCGTCCACCGCGTAGCCTTCGTGTCCGCGTCGGTCAGCCCGTAGATGGTGGTTTCGACGCCGTTGACCTTGTACCGGATGAAGGAGGCGACCGGCGTCGGTGGGTCCTGCTTGATGGCGCGACCGTTGACGGTCGCGGTAGCATTCACCGGAGCGGGCACCAGCACCATCGCGGTCATCCCGCCACCGTCGCCATTCGGAACCATGACGGTCACGGGGATACCGGCCCCCGGGGCAGCGCTGATGTCAGCCATCGTCGCAGCGCCGATGTCACGCCCACCGGCGGCGGGCTGGAAGACCTTCCCGTCAACCCCATCAGAGACGTAGTTGCCTTGCGTCATAAAGTAGCCAGAAGTCTCGTCATCAGTCAGTTCGATGTCGGACGTCAGCGACTCCAAGATGGAGGAGATGTTCAGCACTTCGGAGTTCTTGGCATCCTGCGCAGTGGTGAACCCGTTCCGGGCGCCGGTCATATCCTCTTCAACGGTGACCGTCCCCGGCGTCCCCAACGCCTCGCCAGTGAGTTGTGACCGCAAGTGGTCATCCGTCGCGATGCGCGGGTCGCTAGCGAGCGAGCCGATGGCACTGAGCAACCGCTCGATGGCAGCCCGCTTCGCCTTTGGCATCAGCCCGTCGTTCTTCATCACGACGTCGAGCTCTTCCTTGATGTCCTGATACGCTTGCAGCACCGGCCACGCCGCAATCTGGTTGCCGTACTCGTTCACTTTGGCGAGGTTCAGCTTCAAGGACATCGCATCCGAGATGTGCCCCGTGGACTCAGCCAACCGGATACGCGCCTTGATACCAGCCTTCTGGTCCGTGATGAGCCCTTGGACGTAGTTGATGTTGAAGTTGCCGTTCCAGTTGGGGTCCGCCTTGGTGAACATGGCTAGAATGGCCTGCCCAGTGATGGGCTGCCCAGACTCGTCGTGGTACAAGACAGCCGGGTTGCCGCGGATAGGGATGGCAGCGGTGCGCAGCGCACCGTCTCCGAACTCCTTGGCATCCTCGACGCGAGCGGGGGTACCCTCGATGCTCACCGCGTTGAGGAGCATCGTCATCTGGTCTACGGACGGCAACTGAAGGTCGCCGAGGTTCGTTGCGTTCATGCTGTTGCGCGGGTCGCCCTGCGCTGCTTCGCCGAGGACAGCGCCCTGTCCCCTGACGCCACGTTGCGCGAGCATCGTGATGACTTGCAAGGCGACTTGCCCGGGGCCCTCTAGCTTCCGCTCGATAGAGAGCATCTGGTTTGAGTACGCTTCCTCTTTGTTCTGCCGGGCGCCAGCCTCACGCTTCGCGCGAGCGGAGCGAAGGTACTGACCAGCGTCGCGCTGTAGGACGCGGTAGAACTCGCTGTCCTTCGGTATCTTCTTCGCCCAGTTGAGATAGAAGGCAGCCATCGCCGCGTCATCCCCGGCACCCGGGTTCGACTTCATCGCGTACTGAGCGGTCATCTTCGACTCAGCGATGCTGTACTCGTACTGCGAGATGGCGTTCTTGTACGTGTCGTACAGCGGGTCATCCTTCGAGATGTCCTTGAGCCGCTTCTTCCAATGCGCGAGGATGACGGTATCGGTGACCCGCTTGCCCTCGAACATCCCGCCCTTCTGCCACGCGTCCATGATGTTCTGGTCGCGACGCTGCTCTTGTTCGCGGGCAATCGCAATGAGCGTCGCCGTCAAGGACGGCGCCGCTCGTGGGGCGCGACCGAAGTTGCCGGTTCTAGCCAATGGTTACCTGCGACCTAGCTTCTGCTGCGTCATAATCCGACCCTTGGCGACGCCGCCTTGCACCATGCCTTGCATGACAGGTGCCTCGGGCACTTGCCCGGGTCCAGCCGCGAATGGTGCGGGTGGTCCGCCAGCCTCCGGTGGCAAGCCGGGGAGCGTCGGGGTCTGGCCCATCATCGACGGCTCGCCGCCGGGACCGCCAGCCCCTTGGTCAACGCCGGGCGTACCCGCGCCGAGCGCCTTGCGCAAGTCAGCTTGTCCGCTGGTCATCTGCCCCTGCGCTTGGTCCTGCGCGTTCTGCGGAGCTTGCAGCCCCAGCGCTTGCAACGCGCCGAGGAGTTGCGCCATGACCTGTACTCGCTCCGGCCACAACGTGGCGTCGGTGCTCTCTTCGCGGATGACCTGCTTCTCCGTCTCTGGGTCATCGACTCCAACGGAGTCCATGCCTCGAGCCTGCGTCCACAGCTTCGCGTTCACGAGGTTCGCAGCCCGCATGGCGGTTTCCTGCTCGTCTCGCGGGGAGAGCGACGGGTCGATGATGTCAAGGAAGCCAGCGCCAGCGCCGACGATGGACTTGACCGTCTTGTCCTTGGCCGCCCAGACCTTCAGCGTCAGTTCCCAGAGCTCGCGGCGCCACTTGTACAAGAGGCGTCGGCGGATGCTCAGACGCGACTCGTAGTTGGCGATAAGGGCGTTGATGGCCTTTGAACTGGACAACACTTGCGCGGGCGCGAGCCCTAGCAGCAAGTCGTTGAGCCCGCTGATGGCGCCCAACTCTCGGTCGATGCGACCGAGGTACTGCTCGAGTTGGAACTGCGCGATGAACGGGGTGATGGTTTCGATGCGGTTACCGGGTCCGGGGGCAACGAGTTCGTTGCGACGCGGCTTCAACCCAGCGGGAACGCGGCTCGGAGCTTCGGGTCCAGTGAGTTGCCAGTAGTCGCCAGCGACGCCGTTCGCAATCATCTGCGACCCAGCGGTGACCTTCTCGTACTTCTCGCGGATTAGCTGCTCGATGTCGTAGAGGTCAGGGCGCCCAGCGGGCAGCCCGGGGACGAAGGTGTTGAAGAGGGGGACGAACGGCAGGCTGCCCTCGTACTCGGGGTACTTGATGGGCCCGCGGACGATGAGGTTGCCAGCGATGACGACGTTCATCGTGTCCATGCGCACGAAGGTGTTACCGCGCCACACGGGTTGGCGGTACCAGTAGTCCCAGACTTCGACGCGCGACTCGCCCATGGAGAGCCACGGTCGCGACGGAACGTCGGAGTCGGACGTCACCATCACCAATGGGATGGTCGTCCCTTCGTCCTCAATCTGCTTGACGTTGACGTTGAACTGCTCAGCGAGGGCGTTAGGCTCGTACTTCGTGACGTACGCTGCCCACTCGAGGTCGCTGTAGTCGTTGGTCTGGTAGCCGAGGTACAGGTTGCGAGGCTGCTCAACGATTTCAACGCACACGTGCTTCTCAGCGGCGTCCCAGTAGATGCGCCCAGCGGAGATGCCGTACAAGGACTTGACAGTGATGGCCTTGTGGAACTTGAGCTCGAAGTCTTCCTCTTGCTTCCACGCCACGTAGACCCGCTCGATGGCGGCAGCCGCTTCGCGGGCTGCCTCCGTGGTGTCGGTCGCCAGCATGTTCTCGATGGGCGTGACCGCTTGGAGGGCAGCCGGGACATCGACGTAGGTCGGCGGGGAGTTGACGGAAACGTGGCTCGCGCCGGGGTCGCTGGCACTCGAATGGTTCGCCCAAAGGTCAGCACCGCCGACCGTGAAGTCTTCGGCGTAGTACAGCGCGTCGGCGCGGTCAGCCCACGTGCGCAGTCGGCTTTGGTACGGCTCGATAGCGAGGACGCGAGAGGACAACGAGTAGAGGACTTGCTTGTCCTCTTCGCTCGCGGCGTACTTGATGCCCTTGATGAGCGTCATGTCCGCCGAGGGCGCGGGCGACCCGGCGAAGGAAGGCACGGTTACCGGCCCATAGACTTACGGAGAGCCGCCTGAGCCTTCGGGCCGTTGCGGACAGCCGAGGAGATGCCCGACTTGTTCGTGCCCGCCACCGCCCCCATGTGCTGGGAGACAGCCTTGTGCAGTTCGGAGGTCACCTTGTCGAAGCCCTTGGCGTAGTTGTCGCCAACCTCACCAACGAACTTCATCATCGGCGACCCGCCGTTCTTGGCTTTGCGTGGGGTGGCTCCCCGAGGCGCGTTCGTACGGGGACCGGGCATCAGATACTCCTACTCATGTCAAATGGGACGGAGGTGGTGCCTCCGATGGGGGTTCGGCGCAGCAGATAGACAGCGCAACAGAGCGCCATCACGGCGTCCTGTTCAATCTTGCGGTCTTCGAGGCGATAGCCGAGCAACTGCTTCCTCACTTGGAGCCACACCCCTTCACGTGGGAGGAGCAGGCGGCCTTCGTCAATCAGCGTACGCAAGTTCCCGAGGAGCATGCGCTTCTTCTGTATGGTACCGCCGAACTCAACGTTTGTCACATCGGGAACGATGCCATCCAGCGCCTCGCGGAACATCTTACCACCGAAGCCAGTCGAGTCGATAGCCGTGTAGCACTTCGCCCCGTCGAGCCGACCATACTTGTTGTACGCGTCGGACACTAAGTGTATCAGCGTCTCCGTTGACTTCTGCCCTTTGCGTTGGACGGCGTTGACGCCGACGAGGAACGGCTGGTCTGGGTCGTCACCGTTCGCGACGAGCTTCAAGGTGATGCTCCACGCGCTGTCGGCGGACTTCGCCGGGTCTACGCCTTGGAGGTAAATGCCGTTCTTGACACTCGCAGCCGTCTCTGGCATGCCGATGACGAACGAGTCTTCGACGTTGGCGCCGTTGAAGTACGCGGCGCGGGCTTGCAAGAACTCGCCTTCGATGTTCTGACGGATGGTGCGCTCATCCATGTCCGCGATGAGGCGGTCGAACATCATCTCATCGAGCCCGTACCCGATGTTGTCCCTGCTTGACATTCGCAAGCTGCGCCACGATGTCAACCGACGTGGGTTCGTCGGGTCGCCGAGGTCCCACGCGTCGGCGAAGTCGGAGCCGAGGTCTTCGGACGGGGTGCTGACCATCACTAGCTGGCCGCCAGTGCCGAGGCGTCGGAGGTTGAAGACCTCTTTGATGAGGAAGGGGAGGTTGCGCTCGATGCCAGCCTCATCGAAGCTGACCCCGTGCATGTCCTTCCCCAGCGACCCGAGGGCGCGCTCGCCAGTGGTGCGGAAATGCACTTGCGCGCCGCCCCACCCAGCGGCGAAGCGGACCCACCGATAGTCGCCGTACTCCTTGGTGTCCCATTGGGCGACGGGCCCGGCTTCGGCGAGCGGGCACCCTCGCCCTTGCTGCCCTTCGTGCTGCCCGGACAACAAGCGAACGATGTCGCTGAACACGAGGTCAGCGACTTCTTGGGCGATGCCGAAGTGGTACCAATGGTACTCAGCCGTCATCCACCGCAACGCTTCCTTCTCGGTCAACGGCTTCGGGCGGTTCGTCTTGTCGATGCAACAGTAGATGATGAGGCACGCGAGGAGCGCCGTCTTCCCCGCGCGGTTGCCGGAAGCGAGGAGCAAGGTAAGGAACTCGGCGCTGTAGAGGTGCCGCGTGTCGCGAACGAGCACCAACCCAGCGAACGCCAGTTGACCGACGTGCATGTTGATGCCGAGGCGAGTGGCGCAGAACGCCCTGAACTTCTGGGCGGCTTCGACTTCGGCGGAGGACAGCCGGAAGCGGCTGCTCAGCACATAGTCTTGCTTACGGTCGGACATCCTCACCAGTTGACGCCCTTCGGGCGGATGTCTTCGGCATCCCGCGCGGTGGCTGCCGTCGGCAACCTGTCCGCCGGATAGCCGAGGCTCACGAGGACAGCCGTCATTCCGCCTTGTTTCGGGCCCATTGCCAACGCTACCACGTAGTCTTTCGGGTGAACGACGCGGCAATAGCGCAAATAGTCGGGAAACTGGGCGGCAATGGCGGCTCCCTCGGCATTCAGCCCAAGAGCGACCGCTTGTGCGAAGACAGCGGGGTTTGTCGCCCGAGCATCCGTAAATGGCACGCTTGGCGCCACTTTCGCGCTATTCGTCGTCATTTGGAGCGACCTCCTCGAACGCGCCTTCGACGGTGAGTCCGTCATCGAGCATCTTGGGCGGCAGTTCGCCTCGCAACATGGCGATGATGGCGAATGCTTGCTCAGCCGTCCCTTGCTTCGACTTTGCCTTCTCTCGAGCGTCGATTTGCCCTTGTGCCTTCAGTCCGAGGCTAACGGCGGACGCGAAGTCCTTGTTAAGTAGGTCAGCATCGGTCATTTCGCCGACGATTTCGAGGTACCGGTTGCGCAGGACGGTCGCGAGGTCGGCATTCGGGGGCAATACCGTCTTCGGGCGCGGTCCCTTGCCCAATGTGTAGTCTACGA